AAAAAATTATTTTCAGACTTTTAAAATGGCTCCTGTCGTAGTCGCAGTACTCGTGGCGACTACGACCGGTGCCCAAACACGATACCCCAACCACCAAGGACGTCTTGAACAAAAAAGTCGCAACTTTATGGTTGTCGACAACCACACGTACTATACCCTCGGAGAAAAATTGAACCCTCTTTTTCCTGTTTGTGGGGTCGCCATGACGTTCATGGTACCTGCCCACGTAGTCGAACCAAATTGTAATGTAATGGTCAAAAAAACCATTACATTATATACCGTAAGAGTACTTCCACCCCAAAATGTCAAACAGGTGTTTGCACACGTTGTTGTGGTACTTTTTTCTTTCTGATTTTTTCAGGGTTAAAAAGTCCATTTCCGAGCATGTGTGGCCGTGTTTACGAAGTAATTGATATAGTACAAACTGGGCATTTATAAAGTTCTTCCTCTTGACGTCCTCGGTAGACGTTGACTGATCTTCGATCATAGAGATGTCATATGTCTCTGTCAATTTGTCAAAGTCGTCCAGCAGCACGTCCTCTAGGTATTCAATGTCTGGGCATTCTTGGCCTGTCAAAACGTGGTGTATTAGGACTATGTCGTCGTAAAACTTTTTAACGTCTTCAGAGTTTAACGATTTAAGAATATCCAACACCATTACTCTGCTGACTTTTTCAAATCTCTTTAGCTGATTGTTTATGGTCTGATTGACCATACCTAGTTTGGTCAATTCTTTGGTCAATATCACGTAGATTTCGTCCGGTACAAAAGTTTTTTGTTTACCTTGGTACTGCATGATACAGTCCCTAAAATGCGTCTTCCTGTTATAAGTGTACTTGTTGGCCATATTTACTCTGCCAACATCAGAGAACGACGACATGTTTGATATCATCGACTGTTCCGCAGAGCACACTGCGCAAACGGCTCGGTCCTCGTCTTTGATAAATTCCTTGTTGCCGCATACGCAGGGGTTAGGGCTGGATATCACGAACGAGCGCGTGTTGTTCTGGGGTCTTTTGACGTCGTCGCTCTTCTCCAAAGAACATTGAAACTCTTGAAGGTGAAAGTACCCATGTACTTTATTGTTAAACTCTGTTATGGTCTTTTTCTTCTTTAAAGAGTGATTCTTGGAGACGTTCTTGTCTGCAAAGAACAAGAGATCTATCGTAGTCTTGTTCAATTTGTGGTACTCGTCCATAACAAAAGCAACATCTGCCTCGAAAAATTTTAGCTTCTCGTACTCTTGGGTATGCATAGTCAAGACATCCCGTAGCACGGACAGCTTGTATATCATACCAGGTCTAAGGTTGTTGTTAGCTTCTAAAAGTAACGTAACATTTTTTAAGGCCTCTTTGACTTTGTCAAAGAGCAGTACTTTGTTTTGTATGAACTGCTGTATCACAGAGTAAGTTTCCGAAATGTCCATTTACGGGTTAGTGTAATTTTTTGAAACGGTATACTTTACGATACCGGTTTTCATTTTTGTATGGAAAGTACAACCATACAAAAATGAATCAGTTTAGAACTAATCAAAGAACCAGTAACTAGAGGTAGAATGCGGCCAAAATATTTAATGTTTTCTATCGCCACTAAGACCGGCTATTCGGCAATCTCGGACGCGGACGCCTTGTCTAAAATAAAAAAATGTTATGGTCAAAACAACCTTACTATTCAGGGTAAGTTCGAGAAGAGACATGTCTCAGAAATTAAGATCAATTCCACCATCATCAGCGATATCTTTAATTCTGTGGACAAATCTACGTGGAAATTTTCTTTCAGCTTGATGATGATTACCCAGGACCTCAAAGTATTGCTCCTTCAACGAGCCAACTCTTTTCACTATTTTAAGGTGATGTCGGATCTCAAATTCAACGGTTCTCTAAATTTACGGTTAGCTCAAACCCTGTACAGTTCAGAGTTGGACGTCTTAAGAGTCCAGTTCGTAGATCAAGTCGCAAGATACGCGGACGAGCTACCACGCGACAACAGTATGGTAAACGTGTTACCTGGTGGGATGTCGTCTCCAGACGAACCCGTGTACTATACACTAGCACGAGAATTTCTAGAGGAAACCTCCATGAAATTAGAACTGTCAAAAATTAAGTTCAATAGGCGTAGAATATTCAAGGTGGCGATCTACGATTTTACGGTTAAAAAGCACTTTGATAATTTAGTTTTTCCAGTAAAGATAGACATGACCAGCCAAAACTTGGTCAAATACGTGCGAGACACAAAAGAGACTAGGAACCCGTTTTTTGTAGACATTGACTACGTGGACGAAGATGTCGAGTCTTCCCTTTTTAACGCTTTTGTAAAAATTCAAAAAACCATGGTCAACTGACATCTAAATGTGCATGTAATTTTAATGGATATATACAACCATTAAAATTAATAACTTGTCGCCGATACCGAAGATATTCTCCTGGAGCGTGGACCATCAGAGTCTTTTAAAATTTTACTTCCGTATTTTAGGATCAAGTAAACCACAACCAACAACAGCACCGCTCCAGCAACGTACTTTATGTAGGTAGTACCACTTCCTACTGTGGTACTAGAGGGTTGTACAGACGACTGTCTAAATGACGAGCGGTCTTGCGAGTTTGACGACTGCTGACGTGGAGACTGTGGAGACGAAGATTGCGGTGGACGCTCTTTGAATATAAATTTGACCTTACACTCGCATGGTTGTTGGGCCTTTAAAACTAAAAAGTACATGCCGCCTTGTTCGTTCGACACCAGGTTGCCGTTGATGTAACCACTTTGCGCCGTTTCAAACTTTTTGGGCTTGATGTCCGACTGCTCTACCACGGCCAGCTGAAAAGGCTTATCGTTGTCGCTTTTGACCTCAAAGAAACAAGAAAAATGCAGTCTGTTCTCATCGTTGATGCGCACGAGTTGCTGCTGTTTGTCAACTTGGTAAGTTTCATAGTCGTCTAACGTCTTACTCGTTTCGGAATGGGTAGGGTTCTCCATTTATTATAAAAATTCTCCACTCGTAAATTGATTTAAAAAGGGCACCTCTAGAAGGTAGCCAAAAGACCATGACTTTGGACTCTAGGAGAACAAACAACGTCAAGGAAATGATGAGAAAACGTGGTTTTCCAAGTCTAAAGATGTTGTCAAACGGGGACATGGAGGCTGCAAACCCACTGGGCGAGTCCATGTACGTAAAGTTTTTTCAAGGTAAACTTGACCTAACTTCGGTTAAAGATTATTTAGGGTCAAACTTCCTCATACTCAACAACGGGGACGTTGTCACTAGAAAAGACTCCAAGTTGGTGGTTCAAGTAATCATAATTTGCGAAAGTTTTCAAAAGTCTCACGTCAACGAGTTTAAGGCGATTTCCAAGACTATTCAGTTGATTCGAAAAGATTTTTTCAACATTGATATAACCAGAAAGGCACCTCTTCATGTAAAGGTATCGGCTGACCTTATTCTCAAGAAAAACAACTTGCCGATACTAAAGACCGACGACGCAATGTGCACGTACCATAATTTCTCTACGGGCGACTTGGTCGAGATCACTAGGTCCAACGGAATGATTTGTTATCGGTTGGTGAGATAAAATTTTAAAGTATCAAAGTACTTTAAAATTTCATGTGAAATTGAAAGGGTATAGGCCTCCTTGACCGCGTTTTAATTTGAGGGTGGGCTCTAAGGCCGAAGTCGTTAGCTCCGTAAAGAGCAGACCACGCAGAATATCGTTTGTTGTTGGTGTTGATGCCGTATTCTGTGGTCAAATATTCCACCATGAATTCGACCACTTGATTTATAAGATGGTTGGAGCTTAACCCTACTTTGGAATTCGCCACTTCGGGTGGAGTCGGTAAACTCTCTAAGGAGTACCGTCCAAAATCACCGCTACCTGCCGGACCGTCTCCAGGAATATGGTATCTAGTGTACATGTCGCCAGAGTAGAGTCTGTGGCTGTTTAAAAAAGAATCTACCACGTCGTTTATGACCCTGTTTGTGACTCGAATCGGGCGTTTGTCTAACCCCATTGTTTTCAAAGTAACCGCATCCGAAATCCAAGCTGTTACGCTCGGATCATGGTAGAAAGACGTGTTGTGTTGACCCCACTGAGTAGAGTCCCATCCAACATGTCGCGTGTCCATTTTATTAAATGTTCTATTAAGGTTTTTTGATGGGCTCTTGCAAGCTCATATGTCGAAAATCCACTAAAATCGGTCGGCAAGGGTACATGTCACGGTTCTTTTACAACTTTTCAAGTTTATGGTTGTA